GCTGTCGCCGAAGTAATTGGTGAAGATGCGAATGTACAGAATTTCATAGGCTAGGCCACAGGCCCCGGAGAGCGCCGCGAGACCGGCGATGACGGCGTCAGACCGCCGGGCGCGGCCGTCCAAAACTAGCTGTGCTGCGGTCTTTGCTGTGCCCACGCTCTGTCCCATTTGGTGCTGGTTTCTCGTTCTGATAGCGCAGAGACCTGCAACTGACCAGACGCAGGGCCCGCCACTTACATCTCGCGGAACAGCACCCTCGCCACCAGAAGTCCTTGGCTGCCGTCATGAGCCAGAAGCTCGACAGCGGCAGGGTGACGATGGCGATGCCAAAGATCGGCAGCAGGGCCAGCACCGCGCAGGCGAGAGAGATCAGAAACAGGATGAAGCTGGGTGGGGTCGAACGCATGAAATACCACTCTATTTCAATAGTTTGCGGCTAAATCTTAGGCGAATGCCCCGTCTTGCGATACAAAATACGCCTCGATTCGGCCCGGCGCAAATCGTGCCGAGAGGGTCTGCCAGCAGGGCGCACCAGCGGCGATGCGCATGTCCGGGGGACAGATTACAGCGTTTCCGGCTACTCTTGATACACTCTTGCCTTCCTTCGCGTTTGAGCCGCAGACGAAAGGCAGCGAAGGAAGGCTCAACAGTAGCCGGAATAGCCTTATCATCGAGACACCCCCTCCCTGTCGGGGCAAACTGACCGAAGGTAGCGTCCCGATTCGATGCCCGTGCTCTTTGACAGCGTGAACCGAGATCCCCCGGCCGGGTGCGGCGGGCCCTCGAGGCGTGTATGGACCTCTGGTCCGCCCCTCGCCGGGGCTGTCTCCCTTAGCCTGCCTGCACCTCAACCACCACCATCCCTGTCAAATGCCAAACCGCAGCCATCAAGACCCCCATATTGAACGCAAACTCATTCGCGCAGCTCTGCTGGAAGAACTCCCCCTCCAGAAACATACAGGCCCCTTTGCAGAGCTGAACAACGGGGCAGGACATGCATTCGTCCCGGAAAGCAAAATGCGTCGCGGTGTCGAGGGCGATGGCGCCGAAGTCTGCCACATGCCCAATCTTATGCACCCCCTTTGCACCGGTGTTATGGCAGGTCATGACATTGCCGCGCAGATCGACGGCGATGGTGTCTTCGCGGTCCATGCCACATTTCTGGCCCAGGGTCGCGATGGGCCGCCGCCGCTGGAGGGAGGCATAGAAGTCGCGGATCCGTGCGCCGAGCCCAAAGGCGTTTGGGTCCGCCACGAGGGCCTCAAAGACCGACCAGGTCAGAGCGGTCAACTGCGGGGGCTCAAAGCGTCCGGTACCCAAGAGCGTTGCGGCATCATAGACATTCACCACGCCCTCTAAACCAACGCTGGCGCTGGGCCCGACTTTCTTGGCAAACCAGACCTTCAGCGCCTTCAGGTCATGATGATCGCGCGTCAGCACTGCATTGAACCCGGTTTTGGCAGGGCGCTCCGCCAACAGGGCGTCAATCCAGCGCCGCTGCTCGGTATCCTCGAGGGGATCCGGTCCCCGCAAATGCTGCCCCGGCCCATCATGGCTGATCCCGACAGCGATGTCGTAGTTCGCGATGAAGTCGAGCTTTTCGCGGTCCAGAAGGGAGCCATTTGTGATGATCGAGAAGCGCGCCCCTGGAAAGCGCGTTGCCAAGGCCGGCATCAACTGCTTGATCTTCGCCCAATAGAGGAAGGGTTCTCCCCCCCAAAGCTCGATCTTCTCCGGGGCACCTTCGATCCAACCATCGAGCCCTGCCAAAAACGCCTCGACATCTGCCAGCTTCGAGACGGTGGCATCCGCAATCTGGACAGCCTGACTGCAATAGCTGCAGGCATAATTGCACGACAGGCCCAACTGGATTTTCAGTGTTCGCGGCGCACGGGATTTGCCAAGAGGGGTTTGCTTTGACACCCGTGGGACGGGGGCCCAGGCGCGCGCGTCAAGCGGCCCGATGTCGATCCCCTCGATCTCTGAAGTGTGGGGGTTGTAGCGGATCTCGCGACGACTGCCGTCACGGGCTTCAAGTGTGAGGGTAAACCACATCAGTCAAACCATTCCTCTTGCAGATGCTCCGGGATGCTGACCCGGAAGTTCATGACGATCTGGATATGCGTGACCTCGCCCCGAAAGGGGTGCTGGTTATGCGGGATCCAGGCGGGGAAGATCACCAGAAGGCCGGGGCGCGGATTGACGCTAAAGGCGGACCGGCTCTCAAACGGCAGCCGCGGCTGATCGGCATAACGGCTTGGGTCTTCCAGGCAAAAACGCGGATTGCCCACCGAATTGATTGGCCGACCCGCCCCATCCCCGGTGAGGAACAAGACCGCCGTCACATCACCTTCGCGACTGTCCGCATGGGTGTTGATGAAGGCGCGATCCTCAATAAGGAGCGCACGGTTTTCGCAAGAGACAGGATCGAGGTATTCTGCCCCCGGCCCAAGATAATCCGCCACGCAATCCCGCACGGTCGCCAAAAGCTCCGGCGCCTCAGCCATAATGCCGCGAATGCGCCGCTCCGCCGCTGTGCGCCCTTCCCGCGGGGGCCGCCAAGCACGGTCATAGAGGGCGGCAATCCGCGCCGCGGCCTCCTCCCCCTCAAGCCGGTAAAACCCGACCCGCGTCGGCCAAAGCTCTGCAATCTGTCGTCTGACCTGCATGGGCGGGCTCAACAATAACAGGCGCAGTTGCAATTGGTGGAAGGCTGGTAGGTTCGCAGATAAATCTCGTGATAGGTCAGATCACTTTGGAACTCGAGACCGATGAAGGTGGTCGAGATGAGGGTTCCCGATCCGCTGACCTTATACTCGGCTGCCGTCTTGGTATATTCACCGGGAGGCAAGCCGGCGGCCGGTGCCCCGGAGATCCGCGCCCAAGGCACAAAGCCTGTGTCATCAATCACAATGGTGGTGCCGACCTTATAGGCCATGAACGGATCCTCCGATCTCAACTAGGGTTTGGGCATTGGGCAGGCGCAAGGTGACCTGCAGGGGAAGGCAAACCCGGCGCAGCCCCTCAAAGGGTGCGGAATCATGGGGGATATGCCCCTCGAAGACGACCATCGTCCCGGTGCGGGGCCGCACATCGAACCAGCTGCCGGTGAAGATACTCGTATTGCGGTTGGGCCAAAGCCGATGTCCGCGCCCGGACGGGTCGTAAAACCGCAAGGCCCCCTCGCGATAGGGCCGCGGCCCGGCCACGTCAAAACTGACCTCCGGGTAATAGGTCACGACAAAATCCGCGCGGGGATGGCTATGGGTGAAGATGCCGACTGTCTCACCATGACCTGCTCCCTGCACGAAGGGTTCGGCGATGGCGTCGATCCTTTCCGGCAGATCCGCGCCATAGGCCCGGTGCAGATATTCGGCCAAACCGGCCCGCGCGGCAGCAAGCCAGGCCTCAATCACCGGATCCCCACGATACTCGGCCAGAAGATTGTGCCGGATATGACCGAAGGGACTGTCGGCCGTTCCCAGATTGCGTGGATCGCTGTCATCAACCACGCGGTGGCTTGCGGCATCCGCTACGGCGATCTCGGCAAGACGTTGGTTGTGCGCGTGGCTCAGAAGGTCGTGCTTCACCAGCACGAAGGTGGGGTAAAGGGCGGTGAACATCAGATCACCCCTCAGATCACAGGCACATCAACACGGCCGACGGCGGTGTAATGGTCGGTGTTGATCTTGAAGGAGAGGGTCTCGCCGGGGCGTAGGCCAAAGGCGGCGGCGCGGATCACCGCAGCTCCTTGATCATTTGTCGTGACCCGGGTCTGAGGGAGATAGCCGGATAGGGCTTCGAGTTTCAGTCGGGTGCTGTGGGCCAGCGGCGTGCCATCGGCGTTTTCGACGAGCTGGACAGGAATCTCGATCCAAGCCTCTGGGGTGACTGTGAGATATTCTGGCACCTGCGCCGACCAATAGAACCTGAGATACCCGCGCGCATCGCTCGGGGCTTCGGCTTCAGGAACCAGCACAGGGTCTGCGGTGCCACCAAAGCCAAAAGCCCCGGAAAGGGGCAGGATGATGCGGCAGTCATGGAAACTGCCCGTGGCAAGGGGCATCCAGACATAGCAGGCAATGCCAACGCCCCGCTTGGCCCGATTGCGCCGGCCATATTCATTCTTGTCCCAGCGTGAGGTGATCAGCCGGTTGTCCCATGTGGAGAGCATTCCCACATCATCAACCGGGATCTCGAAGCGGCTGTAATCCACCACCTCATCAGCCCCCTGCAAATCGCCGAGGTCGAAGATCACATGGCTCGTGTAGGCCAAAAGCGCGCCGGGATTGTGCGGGTCCTCGACCGCGTGCCCTGCAAAAAGAGCTTGGGGCGCACCCGCCTCAGAGGCGCTTTCCACAATTGCGGCCGCGAGGGTGGCGAGGTCCATCACCAAAAGCTGCTCGGCGCGCCCCACGGGTTTGAGAGCCACCACGGTCAACCGGGTTGCCGTCAGATGGATCCCGATCCGGATCGCGCTCGCGTGGCCCAAGCCATAAAGACCCTTATCTGCCGCAAGCATGATGTCCCTCCCGCAATTGTTTGACCTCTTCGGCCAAATCCTTGATGGCCTCGACGAGGAGGCCGATGAGATTGCCATAGGCGAGGCGCAGCACACCCTCGGTCTCGACCACCACTTCCGGGGCAACGGCCTGCACGTCTTGCGCGATGAGACCCATCTGGCGGGCTTCAGACCCGGCCATGCGATAGGTGACGCCGGTCAGCGCCTGAACCTTGACCAGCGCATCTGGAATCACGGCGATGTCGGATTTGAGCCGCGCGTCCGACGAGGAGACGAAGTTCGGTGCGGTCACCGTGCCAGTGAAGGTGGCGCCCGCCAGCAGGGCAAAGGCGCTGGCATGGCTGCCATCGAGAAGATCGGCATCAAGTCCGGAGCCCGCGCCATCCTGGGCGGTCACCTTAGCGAAGAGCTCGGCATTGGTCATGCCACCAGCGGTCACATCGACGATGCTCTCGACGCCACTGGCGCTCTTTTTCAGGTAAAGCTTGCCGTCGGTCACGTTGACCGCCAACTCGCCGAGGACAAGATCGGCCAGCACCGGCGCGCGCCCGGCAACGGCGCTGCGTTTCAACAGAAGGATATTCGGCATGCTCAGAAGGCCCCGCCGTCAATCGTAAAGCCGTTGAGGATGCCGCCGGTCAGCGCTACGGCCCCAGCATCCTGTGTGGCCAAGCTGCCAAGCCCCAGCGTTGCGCGAGCAGTTGCGGCATCGGCATCATCCAAAAGCGCGCGGGCAAAGGCAGTGAGGGTCGCAAGGGCCGCGGTCGAGGCACCGGTGTAATAGGCGAGACGGTCCGCAACCGGGGTCAGCCCCCCGACACTGGCCAGCGCCGCGGCGAGGCTGAGGGTCGGGTTGCCGGCGATGGCATCGCCATTGCTGACCGAGAGCCCCGTGCCGCTGACGGCAATCGCGCGGGCCGCCACCGTGGCAGCGGCCGTCCGCGCCACAAGCCCGTTGCTCGCCAAATTATGCAGCGCCAGCGCTTGCCCGGTAAGCCCAACCGTGTCGGCCGCCACCGCTATGCCGGTCCCGGCCCCCACATCAAGCGAGTTCCCGGATTTGGTCAGACCCGCACCGGCGAGGATTTGGCCGGCCCCGGTGAACTGCACGAAGGTCACACCCGTGCTCCCAAGCGTGCCGCCGGGATCGACCGTGGCGAGATAGCCCATATCGGCATTGACCGTGCCGCTTTCGACAAAGACGTAAGCCGAGACGAGATCACCCCAGACATCGGCATCCGAAGATCGGGCCCATGCCCCGGCCGCCACGACGTAGATCCCGTTCTGGCTGGTTGTTGTTTGATCCTTCACCAGCACCCGGTCGCCTGCGACCAGCGCCACGCCATCGAGGGTCATCGCGCCGGACAGGGCGGCGATATTCGCCGTGCTGGCGGCGCGCACCGATTGCTTGGGCTCAAGACCTTGGACCGTGAGGTCGACATAGGCCTTGGTCACGGCATCCTGGGCCGCCACCGGATCACCGAGCCCCGTGAGGCGATAGCCGCCAAGCGCAAGATCGGCACCGGGGCCAGCCAGTTGATCGAGCCGGGTCGCCCGCACGAAGGCGGTGGTGGCGATTTGCATCGAGTTCGTGCCGTTGGCAGGTGTCGGCGCAGTGGGCGTACCCGTCAAGCCGGGCGATGCCAGAGGCGCACGCGAGGTATCCGTCGGATGAATGTGATCGGCACGGGCAAAGCGCGTCGAAGTGCCCGCGGCGGCCGTGCCGTCCATCGCGGGCGCCGTGGCGCCAGCTTGGCCCAACACGAATGCCGTCGTCGCAAGCTGCACCGTGTTGGTATCAACTGCCGCCGTAGGGGCCGTGGGAGTGCCGGTCAGGCCGGGCGATGCCAGCGGCGCCTTTGCATCAAGTGCGGCTTGAAGGCCTGTTACGTCGCTGACGACATGGGAGTGGCTCAGAGCCGCCTTGGTGGCCAGCCCTGTATCCACTTGGGATTTGCGTACGAGGTCTGTCGCCGCGCTCGCGTCCTCGGACGATTTCGGGACCAATGTAAAGGTCTTGGCCCCACCAATCGTCTGCGCGCCCGTCAGATCGACAAATCCGCCCTTGCCGGCGAGCGGCACCACAGAAGTCGCATTGCCCGCCCCATCATCCCCCTTGCCGACATAGAGCGTGTCATCGACCTCGTTATGGGCAATCTCACCTGACTTCAGAGCGGCGGGCGCGCCAGCAAGCCCTGAGACACGGCGTTTGAGTTGGATGGTATTGGCCATCAGAAGAATCCTCCATTGATCGGGGTGTCAGTGGGCAGAATGGTCACGCCGGGTGTACCTTGATCGCCCTTGTCCCCCTGCAGCCCCGTCCGGCCTTGGGGCCCGGGCTGTCCGAGCAGCCGCACCGCCACCGGCCCAGACAAAATGCGCAGCCGGATCGGTTCGCTGGAGGTCAGATGCAACCGGATCGGCCCGGTCAGGGGCCGAAGTTCAAGCGACGCCGCCATGGTTCAGAGCCCCTCGGCAACGGGGGGCCGCGTCACAGGCAGGGCTACCGGGATTTCCAGCAGGAAGCCGAGATGGCGGTCGGGGGTCAGATCGGAGCGCACCAGATCCAGCACGACCATTCCAGGGGTGAACTCAGCTGTAATTGCGGGGGCCAGAATGATCTCGAGGGTGCGCACGTCCAGGCGCAGCACGCTGCCCATTGCCGTCGAAAGCTCCGCCAGGACCGCTGCCGCGCTGATCGTGCTGCGCACCTGCCCAGCAAAACTGGCGCCCTGAGGAAAGAGGTCTGCCTCGGCCTGAAGCTGCAGCCGGTATTCGTAGCCGATCAGGATGACCGGGCCCTCCTGAAGATGCGTGCTGATCATTGCACCCACCCGCAAAGCCGGGCACCGACCTCATTATGGGCAACGATCTGCGCCAGAGTGCCGTCTGAGAGAACATCCGCGCGCGAGGGTCTGATCGGCTCTGCCCAATCGCAGTCGTTCCGCACCCCCCGTGGCTCAATCGCGCATCCAGCGATCAACCCGGCGCTCAAGATCAGCGCGGTCAGCGTTTTGAACCTCATGACGGGTTTCCTTGGATGTCTGCAGCGCCCGAATGCGGGCCTCGGCGTGGCGGATGGCAAATTCGGCCTTGGCCGCATGACGCCCCTGTCGGACGGCAAGGCGCAAAGCGGTAAAGAAGAACAGGACCAGCCCACCCCAAAAGAGGGCACGGCGGCCGATGGCGGCGAAGATCTGCGTGACAAACACGATCATGGCGTTTTCCCTGTCCGATGGTCCTCGATCCGCGCCGCGCGGGCGCGCAGGGCATAGATGATCACCCCGAGGAACACGGCCGCCCCGATCCAAGGCAGCGCCACCAGAAGCCAAGCCTCAAGCCCGATCAGGTTGAACAGGCGCCCGGCTGTTTCGCGGGCATGTTCGGCTTCAATCAGGGCCGGCGCAATCTGGCTCCCGATCGTGCCCGCCGCGCCAAGCACCCCAAGCCCGATCTGGGCATCGGCTGCTGAGACAATTCGACTGCCCGTCGGAACGCCCGTTGTACGCTCTAGCGCAATCTGCCGCGGGGGCGCGGCTTCCAGCGCCTCGGTAAGTGCGACATCAACCATCGGAGCAAGTGGCAGGATGTTATCCTGGCGGAAGGCAAGGATCGCAGCTTGCGTGCGCGGCCCAATGCGCCCGTCGATCTGCCCAACTTCGTGATAGCCCAATTCTTTCAGCCGGCGCTGAACGGCTTCGACCGACATTTCCACCCGCTGTGCAATATTCCCTGCACGCCGCACGCCTAAAAGCTTGGAGACCGGATAGCGCTTCACAGTGACAGCATCATCCTGATTGCCGCCGAGGCCCCAGACCCATTGCCCCTCGACCCGGTCGATGAAGAACACATGCCCCTGCCAGCCGGACGACCCGCGGGGGATGACGCCGATGTCGCCCTGCCGGGCCTCCGCGATGTCAACCGGCACGCCCCAGTCGAGATAGGACCGCGCGTTAAGTCGGCGCGTTGACCGAATGCCCGCCTTCTCAAGGCAATGCCCGACGAAGGCCGCGCACCAGGCCACCTCATCATGCTCGACATGGGCCTGACCAACCGAGGCATACATCTCCACGATGACCGGGTTGTCTGTAGGGCCAGGCCCCTCGGTGGTGCCGATGTAGCTGCGGGCGATGTCGTAAGGCGTCATGGTCTTCTCCATGCAATGCAAAACGCCGCCCCGGAGACGGGACGGCGCTTGAGGTTGGCGGGTGTCACCAGTGCTATTTCTGGCGATGAAGGTTCAGGAGGTCGGGCGAGCTCTGGGGGCAGCTCTCCAATAGGGGGCGGTCAAACCTTCATGGCCTATTCGCTGTCTGACCTTTGGGGGAGGATCCGCAGCACGGTCAGCACTTTGGCGATGAGCCCCGCTGGCAGCAGAAAGGCCAATCCCAAAACAACCATCAGCACTTTCGGCAGGGCCTTGTTGGCAAACTTCATGCGCTCCGACAGGACGCCGATCAACATGACCGCCGCAATCACAAAGCAGATGCCCGCAATCACGCCGTTCGCCAACGGATAGTCGACACCCCGATAATAGGCACGGTCCACCCCGGCAATCAGCAATGCCGCCATCAAAGCCACTGCGACGCTCTTACGCGCGACCAGAAGCAGGAGAGGAATTCCGGCTAGTCCGAGCAGGAGGCTACCAGTTTGCCCCAGCAAAGGCGCCGATAACCCCATCAGCCCGTGAAGCGTCCAATAGATCGAACAGCCGATCAGGACCAAAACAGAGATGCTGAGCATTTGGCCGAAGATGCTGTAGATTTTCTCGTTCTGCACGCGACAGCCCCTGTGTTGGTTCGGGCGACGTTACTGCCCCACCGCCACGAGGTGAAGCTATCTTGCGGTCGGCCCAATTTGGACAGGTTATTTCTTGCGGCCAAGCCAGGCCGAAAGCAGGGGCTCAGCCCCGCGCGGCCCAAGATAGGCAAGCGTGGCCACAAAGCCGGTCGAGACCGGCTGCGCGAGCCCAATGTAGCGCGCGGCTGCCTCGCCAATCAGCGCCATGCCGACGGCGACGGGGATTTCCCAAAGGAGTTCCTTGCCAAAAAAGCGCCGCCGCCCAAGCTTCACTTCGCCCGAATGCCACATGAGCCGCCCGGTAACGGCCCCGATCAGCGTCGTCACCGCCCCGCCAAACACCGCGTTGATCGTCTCGATAAAGCCATTGCTCTCATTCATCAGCAGCCCTCCTCCAGCGCCGCCACCCGGGCGGCCAATTCCTTGATGGCCTCAATGAGAAGACCCACGATATTGCCGTAAGCCACCGAGAGCTGGCCGGATTGCCCATCTGCCCGCACCACTTCGGGCAAGACCGCCTCAACCTCCTGCGCAATCACCCCGATCTGGCGGCTGCCATCCATGGTAAAACGCACGCCCCGCAGCGCGATAACGATGGCTAAAGCATCGGCGATAGGCTCGACCTCGGTCTTAAGCCGCGCGTCAGAGGAGGAGACAAAGTTCGGCGCCGTCACCTGCCCGGTGAAGGTCGCCCCGGCAAGTGCCGCCTTTTCGGCGATGGTCGCGTCATAGTCGGCGGCAGATTTCTGGGCCATCGTGCCAAGCCCAAGGTTTGCCCGCGCCACCGCCGTATTCGCCAAACCCGCCAAATTGCCCGCGGCATCCAAAAGCGCATCCCAACCGGTGTTGGTGGCATTCCGCCTGCGCAAGACCGGCGGCGAGACCGAGGTATCGACCCAAAGCATACCCGCCACGGTGGCCGATGGCGCCGAGGTCCCAGCACTTGTTGATTGCAGCGCCGCAACGATCTCGTTGATCCGGGCGCGAACGGCCGCGCCCGCGTCATTCGCGATCACGAAGCTGGATGTCTGGGGCATATCAGCGTTTTCCGTTCTCAATCAAAAAGACATGCGGGCGTTCGCGTTTGAGGCAGAACTGAGCGGCAGCGAAGGCGTGCTCCATAGGAACGCAAAGCGCCATCAAACGACTTCGTCGGCGTAAAGCCGCAATTGGCTGACGATCGGCGTATAAGACGCGTCCTTCGTCGTGAGATGCGCCCGCGCCTGAACCGCACGGGCCTCGATCTCATGGGCGTCGAGACGGCCCCAGGGACCCCAAGTGGGGGTTTGCGTGGGATCGTCGTCCGTCTCGCGGATCTCGAAGAGCACATCGATCTCCGCCCCGGCTGACCCGTCAAAATCCGCCCAAGCATCCATCAGCGCGGTCCTGGCATCGATCTGGTCGTTGAGCGCCAAGGCCGCAAGCCCGATCTCCGAGCGCAGCCGCACGCGTTTCACCGCACCGAGATCCAGCCCGGCGGCGAAGCTGTACTGCCCCTCCATCGCGGTCACCTGCGTGACGCCATTTGCCGTTACCGTTGCCAGCGTCAGGTTGGTGCCGCTGACCGCCAGGCCGGATTTCGCGCCGACAAAGCCGGGATCGGCCTGCAAAAAGCCCAAAGGCGAGAAGGCCAGCACCTGCGCCCCCTTCGTCGAGACCCGGACCTCAGAACCAGCACGGCCGCCGCTGTCCTCGGCGCGCAAGAGATACGTGCCGGGTTTCAAAGGCACGACGGCAATCGCCTCTCCCCCACCCACCCGGTCCATCGAATAGCTGTCGGCCCAAGTGGCCGTCGCCTCCTTGGAATGACGAATGACAATATTGCCACCAACCCGCACATCCGGGTCGACAGAGCGGGACCATTTCAGGATCGCAAGCCCACCCGCCGTTTGCAGCGTGACATTCTCCAGCCCCTGTGGCGGCGCGGTCAGGCCGAGGATTTCCACTGCAGTTTCTTGCCAAGGCGAAGAGACGCCAAGGACCGAGATCGCCTTGACCCGGAAGTCCCAAAGCCCCGGTGCAATATCGCGGACCTCTAAGCCCAAACCCTCGGTGCGGCCATAATCCAGCCACTCCCCGGCAAGCCAGTCCGCCGCCTCGGAACGACGGGCCTGCAATTGATACGCGGCCACAAAACCAGACGGTGCCGCCGCCCAGGCAACCTTGGCTAGAACTTTCAGCCCACCGCCGTCGCGGGTGACATAGATCTCTTCCGTGACCTGCGGCGCGCCGGGGGCCGGAATGTCATGGGCACTTGGCAGCACCGTTCTCGGGGCCGCGGCGTAGATCTGCTCTTCTGAGGCCGTCCAGTCATAGACCAAGGGCGAGGTCTCACGCAGGACCAACTCGGGCAACAACAAGGCCCCATCACCAGAAGCCGTCAGATCAAGGCTCACGCCCTGCACCTCGAAGGGTTTGGCGGCAAAGCCCCAGCGCGCATAGGACAGCGTCACCACATCGCCCACCGTCGCCGCCCAAGCCGAGAGCTTGCCAGAAA